CTCACAGACGAGGATACACAGTCCAAGATTGATGAGCGTTACCTACGAATGAAGACCATTGTGCCTAATGAAGTTCGTGCAAGACTGGGTATGCCAGGCCTGCCAGGAGGAGATTCGCCCGTACAGTTAACAGGACAGCAAGCTGCTGACCAAACTGCAAGAGGAACAGGAAATCGCAGAAGAGATCAAGAAAGAACTGCTGAAGCTACTGATTCCAATGGAGCGGCAAGAAATCCTCAAGGTGAGGGTCGAGTTACGCCCTGATTTTGCATTACTAACAAATAGTTGATAAAATTAGTGTTGCTATGGAGATAAAAAAGGCAAACTGGTATTCTGATGGAGACAGCCTCCGTCTTTCAATGCCTATCGCAAAAGTCGATAAGGAAAAGCGCATCGTATCAGGATTTGCGACCCTAGACAATATCGATCAACACGGAGACATCGTTTCCGCAGATGCTTCTGCTTCTGCGTTTGAGCGCTTCCGTGGAAATATTCGTGAGATGCACCAACCGCTTGCAGTAGGCAAGATGGTTTCATTCCGCAAGGAAAAGTTATTTGATAAAGCAACTGGAAAAGAGTACAGCGGAGTTTTTGTTAACGCATACGTTTCAAAGGGTGCACAAGATACATGGGAGAAAGTTCTTGATGGAACTCTTTCAGGATTTTCAATCGGCGGGAATATTACAAAGACAATCGATGATTATAACTCAGCACTAGATAAGTCAATTCGTGTTATTAAAGAATACGACCTAACAGAACTTTCATTAGTAGATAATCCAGCAAATCAACTTTCAAATATTGTTTCTATTCAAAAGACCGCTGATGGGACAGTGCTCAAGGGAATTGCAACAGAAACACAAGTTGAAAATGTTTTCTATGATAAGGAAACAGATGAGGTTTATCTATCAACAGAATCAGAATTTACATCACCAACTACAAATACTAATTTAGAATTAATTGGTTGGGTAGAAACAGCAGACACCAACAAGTCTGTCGAAATTAAGAGAATCCTTGACTCATACAAGCAGTCTAAGGTACAGCCTGATCTTGCAAAGCAGGTTGAAGAAAATCAAGACACAGAAGGAGGTGTTACTGTGGCAGAAGATACAACAATTACCGTTGAAGAGACTCCAGCTGAGCAAGTTGCTCTAGTTGAGGAAGTCACAGAAACGGACCTCGCTAAGTCTGCTGATGCGGAAGCACCAGCAACCGAAGAGGCACCACAGGCAGATGCTGAAACAGCACCTGCAGCCGTTGAAGAAGAAGCCGCTGACATTTCCGAAGTCGAAGTTGAAGAAACTGACTTTGCAAAAATGTTTGATGAAATGAAAAGCTTTATCTCAACAGAAATTAGTAAGACTGCAACAGCTGAGGCTGTTTCAGGACTAGCAGCACAGGTTGATCAGAAAATTGCTGAAGTAACCAACAAATATAATGAACTCGCAGAGGTTGTCAACAATATTAAGTCAACTATCTCAGGCGTCGAAAAGAGGGTCGACGGAGTAGAGAAAGATACTGCGATTCGCAAGTCTTCTGATCTGGACGGGTCAGATGTAACAATACAAAAAACAAACAGCAAGTGGGGCGGGCATTTCCTCAGCGTCCGCAACATTTAATTTATAAAAACAACGGAGGTGAAAATAAATAAATGAGCGATATTCTACAAAAAGTAGTTGATACTACAAACGTTGGATCAGGAAATGGTGGTCTTCTAAACACAGACCAGGCTAACCGATTCATCGATTACATGTTCGATGCTACAATTCTTGCCCGTGCAGCTCGTACAGTTCGCATGCGTTCTAACACAGCAGACATTGACAAGGTTGGAGTTGGTACTAGACTAATGACAGTAGCTACTGAAGCAACCCAAACAGGTGCTAATGCAGCAGTTACATTCTCCAAGATTTCTCTTACCACTAAGAAGCTACGTCTTGACTGGGAACTTTCAAGCGAAGCTCTTGAAGATAACATCGAGGGTGCTGATCTTGAGGATCACATTGCTCGCCTAATGGCAACTCAGGCAGGTAACGACATCGAAGATCTTTTGATCAATGGTGTTGGTACAGGTTCTGGTTTGATGTCAGCGTTTAAGGGATTCCGTGCACTTGCACTTGAGTCAGCAAACGTTGTAAACGCAGGCGGTGCAGTAATCTCTAAGGCAGTATTCAACAATGCAATCAAGGCTATGCCACGTAAGTACAAGCAACGCCGTAACGAACTTAAGTTCTTTACAGGTTCAAACCTAGTGCAGGATTATCTATACAACCTTACATCAATCGGTAACGGTGGAACTCCAGAAGACATTGCATCTTCAATTCTTCGTGGAAATCCAAACGGACCAGCTGGTGCTCCAGGTGGTGTAATTCCATTCGCATTCGGTATTCCAGTAGTTGAAGTTCCTCTAATCGATGAGACTAGAGACGGAGACTACTCAGGTGCTACAGGCGACCACGGAGATATCCATCTTACATTCGCTAACAACCTAGTTGTTGGTGTTAAGCGTGAGATTCAGGTATACCGTGAATTCAAGCCAAAGAAGGATACAATCGAGTACACAATGTTCGTAAGAACAGGATGTGCAATCGAAAATCCTGAAGCTTTTGTTGTGGTTAAGAACGTAAAGGTCTCAGCCTAACAAATTTAACAACTAAATAGTCTGAAGGGGAACTCCTAAAAAGGGTTCCCCTTTAGTCATATGGGTGCTATAATTAGAAGGAAAAGACTGAGAGGAGAATAAATGTCTTTTAATAATTTGAAGCTTGAGGAGCTTCGTAAGGTCGCAGAAACATTTGCGGTAGATCACGAGTCAGCAAAGAACAAGGCAGACCTAATTGCCCTACTCGCAGAAGAGGGTGTAAGCTACGAAATGTATAATAGTTTTGTTAACGCCGAAAAGGGCGAAGCGGAAGTAGAAGAAAAGAAAACACTTGGATCAAAGCCAAATACCGAACTCAAGGGTGGCCAGGTCCTAGTAAAGATGGAAAGAATGAACCCAAGATACGATGTAAATGCATTCACATTTACAAAAGAAAATCCATTTATTGTAATGTCTGAAAAGGACGCACAGGAGATTTTTGACACACAGGAAGGTTTCAGACTTGCCACTCCCAAGGAGGTACAGGAGTTTTACTCCTAATTAATTAAATGGAGTTATACACAGGTAGGACCCAAAAGGTATATCTTGATGTTTATGTTAGCGATGAGCTCAGGGACACAGATTCATTACCACAGGTCAATATTTACGATTTAAACACAGACGTTCTTATTGTTGCTGGAACAGCAGCCAAAGAGTCTGATGATGAAGGTCACTACAGCTTTGTAGTTAGAGATGACTTTGTAATGACAGACAAGATGATTAAGGTTGTCTGGACTTACTCTGTAGACTTCAATCAGATGACTACTGTGGACGCTTACCATGTTGTAACTCCATACCTTTCTATTCATGACGTATATACCAAGCTACACTTTGGCCGTGAGCCAGGGGATGCTAATTATGTGTCATATCATGAGGTTAGAGAAGCAGAGAAGTTTGCAAGATTTATGATAGAGAACTTTACTGGAGTAAATTTTGGAAAGCAGGAAAAGACAGTCTCTGCATACGGACAAGACGCAGACGTATTATTTTTAGGAGAAAGAATTATCTCTTACTCTGTTATCAAGGAAAATAATAAGCTTGCTATTGATACCGTAAATTCAATTAACAATTTTAATTTTGCAGTAAATATTACAGAAACAAACCATGCTCTTAGAATTTATTCTGAAGAAGACATTAACGAGGGCGGGATGAAGGATATTGTTTATCCGCACTACGGTAGCTTTGTCCAAGGATACAAGTATGACATTACTGGAGTATTCGGATGGAAGGCTGTTCCAGAAAAGGTTCAGGCTGGAGCGCTTATGTTAGTAAGAGATTATTTTAGTAAGGATCACATTTGGAGATCCAGATTTGTTCAAAGCGTATCATACGGAGACACAGATATGGAATTTTCCAAGCTAGCGTTCAGAGGGACTGGTAATTTTTATGTGGACAAGCTCCTTGAAGAGTATAAGTCCACAAATATGGCGGTAATCTAATGCTTGGTTCATACTCAGTAGAAGCCAAGTACGCAATGCTTGCAGACGTTTATCGTGTACAGCAAAAGCGTGATGAGAACACTGGAGAAATTAAAAGACAGTGGATATATGCTGAAACTATTTCATGCTTAGCTAAGTCGATTATTTCATCTGGCGTCCGCACTCCGTCAAACGATAGGACTATTGATAATAGATATATTATTGAAGAGATTATTAAGATCAACACGGTAGAAAAGCTTTCTAGAAACTCTAAGATAACAAACATTAGAGATCTAAATGGACTAGTTCTTTGGGAAGAGGCAGAGGTTCTAAATAATCCTCCCACCATGTTCTCAATAGTTGGTTCTACTCCAATTGTGGATGCTTTTGGTCAAATACTCGAATACGAGACAACATTACAGAGAAGCGAGATTCAGGATGCCCTCTCTTAAAGTAATTACAAATGCTTCGGATACTATTGGAAACGCTATGGCTTATGTCGAAGGCGTTGCTAAGTCTACTAGAACATATGAAGTTGATCAGGCTATAGGTCAGGCAGTTACAGCAATAGCAGAAAAATCATTAGCAGCATTTATCGATACCGAAGCTAGACTTAGCCCAAAGTCCCTACACCATGTTTATGAATGGGGAAGAGTCGGTACACCGCTAGGAAGACTGTGGAAAGTAACTGGTCAGTATAAGGCGGGAGCCATTGTTTTGTCATCTGAGTTTAAGCAGTCACGCACTTATGTTCCAATCAAAAACGGTACAGTAAGAAGACATAAGTTTACATACAAGGCTGATGTTATGGAGAAAGGGCAAACTGTAAGAATTACAGCAAAGAATGCACAAGCGCTTTTCTTTTATTCTAATGATGGAACTCCAGTTTTTATTCC